CGCCAAGGTTTTTTAACTTTGCACCCTGCCAGACGCTCGTTTTCCTTTCATTAGCGATATGGCAGAACAGCACATTAGGATATTGCAGTCTTAAATAACTGGCTACGCTCAACAACAAATTATCTTCCTTATTCATTATCACAAATATACGAATTATTTTTATTTAGAACAAATAAAAATAATAGACAAAGAATAAATAAAAAAAGCCCTGCGGTTGCAGGGTGTGTGGTTAATACTTGCGTAGTCTGAACCATTACACCTGTGTTAGTAGTTTCTGTTTTTCTGTATCTATTTATCATTGTAGTTGCCATATCTTTTTGTTTTTTAAGTTAATATTTAAATTTAAAAGCCTTTTTGTGACTTGCTTAGGTCGGTTGGGTTTAGTTTAAATAATAGTTGTTATAGTATAGATTAACATAAGTGTTGCCGCCTTCTAATATTTCGCCTGTTACATCGCATCTATCAATTTGTCTGAATTTTTGGGCGATGTTTTTTATTTTTATCACTTCTTCGTTCTCTCTTGGGTTGCCTTCTATTTCAAATTTTATTGTAATATCTATATGTGAAGAGTAACCGCAGTAACCTGATTTAATTGATAATTTTCTGTTGTTATAACCAGCTTTTTTTAATTCTTCTCTTAATACTTGTGTCATTTCTTTCGTTGTCATATCTTTTATTTTTAATTGTTATACTTTGTTTTAATTTTATGTTGCAAATATACAATATATTTTAATATTATGCAAATATTTTCTAATTTATTTTACAAAAAAGTTTTATTATTAAAATATATTTTAATAACTCGTTGAAATACGGCCATAAAAAAAACACGACAAAAGATTAATTTAAAATATATTTTATTTTTACTTTTGTTTTCTCGGTGTTATGTTTTATATTTGTGCCATAAAATTAAAACAATGAGTATTTTACTAATTAGAGAAAAAGCCAAAGAAAAAGGGGTTAAAATATCAGATATTGCCACAGCAGCAGAATGTAGCCCCCAAATGATGAATAACTATTTAAATGAAACCCACGGAATACCTTTTGATAAGCTTCAAAAGATTGCCGAGTTTTTAAATGTTAGCGTTTTTGAGCTTATAGATGTTCCAACAGATTACGACCATATTTATACAGGAAAAGGCGAATGGTTAGGAATCAGAAAAAAATAACACTATAAATACAAAAACAATGGAGAAAATTTTAAAAGCTACACATCAAGGAAACTTAAACATAAACAGTCTTGATATAACAGCGTATAATCTTCCTAACGGTGAGAGAGTTTTAAGTAGGATAGGATTTTTAAAGGCGTTGGGTAGAACAGGTAAAGCAAAAGGAGGCAGGAATTATGATGAGGAATTCCAAACTCCTGTTTTTCTTACAGCATCAAATATAAAACCCCTTGTTGATGAGGATTTATTAGAGAATTCAAAACCAATTATCTTTATTGATTTAAATGGAAATCAAAGTATAGGTTATAAAGCAGAAATATTACCACAGGTTGCATTTTTATTTAGTGACGCCTTAAGTAAAGGAATTCTTAAACAAAATCAAAAACACATTGGAGAGCAGAGCAGGATATTAGTTAAAGCTTTTTTAAAGACCAGTATCATTGCTTTAGTAGATGAAGCTACAGGATACCAATACGATAGAGAAAGGGATGCCTTACAGGTGGTTTTAAAAGCTTACATCAATGAGGAGTTGTTAAAATGGCAAAAAATGTTTCCTGATACTTTCTATTACGAAATTTTCAGGCTTAATAAATGGGACTACACTGTAAAAGGGATAAACAAAAGACCAAGTGTAATAGGTAAATGGACAAATAAACTTATATACGAGCAATTACCAAAAGGTGTATTAGAGGAATTGAAAGTAAAAACGCCTAAAAGTCCAGAAGGAAACTATACAGCAAGGTTTTTTCAAAGTCTCACTCCTGATATAGGACACCCTGAATTAACATCACAGATATACAAAGTAGTCGGTATTATGCAAATTTCTGATAATTGGAATGATTTTATTTCTAATTTTAACAGAATGATAAGCAGAGAAAGCGGACAAATGGAAATAGATTTTGATGATATATAAATTATGAAAATAGCGAAGTTTATACCTCGCTATTTTTGTTGTTCGGAAACTTTATTTTTCAAGGTTAAATATTTCTTGTGCCAATATTCCACTCTTTTGTTTAACCTTTGGACTTCTTTATAAAGATAATCCATGCTTTTGAGTTCATCTTTAAGCTCCTTTACTCTTTTATTATAAAGCTCCTTTTCAAATTTTGAATAATTGAACTCATCATCCGAGCAATCGCAATCCCTAATATCATCGCTGTGCATTGTTCCATAACAGCAGGATATAAGTATCTTTTGCCTACTTACTTCATCATATACATAATGGCATTTCATTTCTTTAATTTAAAATCAAAAAACACTTTTTTTGAAACCACTAATGTATAAGTTTTTCCGACTTCAAATCTCTGCCAATCTTTAAAACTACAATAGGAAATTTTGTCGTCTCCCCAAAGCAAGCAAGGAACAACTTTATTGCCCTTTTCGGCACAACCTTTTCCTTTAAGTTCCTTTTCAATGTATATTGTTTCCCATCTTGAAAAAATAATCGTAACAAGGTAAGTCAACAGGACAATTATATTAAATGCTAATATCATAATCTATTCTTTTTTAATTCTCGGTTAAGATACCAAACAGCCTTTTCCAAGTCTTCCCTAAACTTTGCTGGGTTTTTCTTTCCTGCTCGGCTGATGTATTTCACTGCGTTGCCTAAATTGAAATTTAAATTTTGGTCTTCTATAAAATCTATTACTTCAATCTTCCCAGTGTTGTAATGGCTTGGGTGGTCTACTTTTTCTTCAAATGCTGAATCGTTCATAATTTACTTTTAATCTCCTCTTGTTATTTTAAAAAACTCGTGTATAAAATCCGACATATCCAAATATGCCATTATAGGCTGCCAATATTTGTATTGATTAAATCTCGCTACATAAAAATATTCTGACTCCATTCCTCTTATACCTTTCTGCAATAAACTCTCATTGTCTAAGTCTTCATATCCTAATTCAGAAATAAGATGAATAACTTCTTCATTTTCTTTTTCACTCCATTGAATGGAATTTTTAAATTCAGAAGGCTGTGGAATAACTTTAAATTTCATAAATGTTACTTGTTCCGAATATATGATTTCCACTTCAAAAAAATGTCCATCGGAATTAAATCTCCTCCCAAAATGGTCTATAAATACTTGAGCGTAACCACTCAAAACATTTGATTGATAAGGAAGATGTTCTTCACTTATTAAAAGGTCTGCGTTTCTTGTTATTTTAGACAATAATTCCACCTGTTCATCAGTCAAAGGTTCGAACTCATCCCATTTGTTACCTAAATAATCTACAAACTGACCTTCAGGATTCACATCCTTTAATTTACATATGTTAGAATCTTCCTCGTCACGGTTGTTAAATTTACCCCACCTTCCTATATGTTCTTTATAGTTTATAGGTTCTGTAACGCCAATTCTCATGGTTTTTTTGTATTATGTAATAATGTTATATATTCAACCGTTTCTCTTTCATAGTCGCTGTCTTCAGGGTGATATTCAGCTTCATTATACCATTCTTCATAGCATTTTTCATCAAAATACATGTTTAATACAGGGACATAAATTCCTTGTTTTGGTATTTTATTGCAATATTCACAAACAGCAAGAGAATTAAAAACTCCACTACATTGCTGCATATTCATTGGGATAATAATAAATCCCTTTTCTGTTTTTTGTGGTCTTAACTCCATAATTTACTTATTTAAATCTTCAAATCTTAATCCCATTGCGTAGGATTGGAGGTTTATTTTTGTGTGTTGAGGGTTTTTAAGGCTATCAAAACTATCATCCTGCCACTGGAAGATGAGGTTTTTGGACAAATCGTTGTCTATATCGTAGATTACATCTCTCGTTGTGAATAGATAGTCTCCAAAGCACAAAAGCCCTGTCAAATCATCTCCTACGGCATAATCAAAGAACACCTCGTGTTTTTCTTCAAATAGTCTGATGTATTCTTTTAGAATATCATCTAATTTTTCCCTTATTTTCATCGCTAAATAAAAAATCAACTAAATATATTAATACAAATACTAAATTTAAAAATCCAAAAAGAATAGTGTAAGCTTTTATACTTTCCTTATTCCATTTCAATAAATTGAATGACAAGTTGAATATAGAAACACTTAAATAGCATATGATATTGGTTATTATAATTACTATTATAAATTTTCTCATAATCCTAAAACTTTTATTTGTTCCTCCGTGAGTAATTCGAAATGCTTATAAAATATATTATCTGAAGTTTTAAACGCATATTCGTTTTCTTTAACATATAGAGTTAATTTTGAAATTACTATATCACGGTCAAAAGTATTCCTGAATATACCCCATTTATAAAGACAGTCTTCAAAAGGTAATTTATCTTCTTGACAAAACCCCACTAATTGATAAGTTCTTGTTGAAAGGGTTTTAAAATTACCGCCTTTTAACACTCCATCTATACTATATTCTAATAAAGGTAAACTTTTTTGCCTGTGATGAAACTTGACTTTAATTGGATATTCATAGCAGTCTTCTTTTCTCTCTACAACTTTCCCCCAACCATAGGTAGTATCATATACCTCTTGATTTAATTTAAATTTTTGCGTTTTCATAGCTCTAAAATTTTAATCTGTTTTTCTGTTAGTGGTTCAAAGTTTGTATAATATCCTCCCGTTTCTTCACATGCGAAAGGGAAACCTTCTATATCATTTTCGTTATAATCACTCAAATGACCTATAACTGTATTTTGTATTCCAACATCTTTAATCACAGCCCAAAACTTGCCCCACTTTCCTAAATACTCTTCATAGTTTATAGGCTTTTCTTGGCTAAATCCTTGCAGAGTATACTCCGTGAAAGAAAGTGTTTTTGTCGCTAAATACTTTGTAAAGTGTTCAAGTTCTTCGCTTGATTCAAACTTTACAACGCAGACAGTGTAATTGTCATCTACTTCTTCCCAATTATCGCTGTATGTGTGCACAATCTCTCCCCAGCCTTTGAGATAGTGAAAAACTCTATCTCCTTTTTCAAATGTTTGTTTTTTCATTTCTATAAATTTCAATTAACCTTTTTAATAATTCTATTTTTGCTTCTTCATAAGTATTACTGCTAAACATTGTAACTATATCTGTGTCTGCATTTCTAATTTCACAAGAAAAGAAAATGTCATTTTCAATAAAATCCTTTGTAAGAATAATACTATGGAATAAACCTTTTTTCCTGAACCAAGCAAATACTTGCTCGTAGGTTGGAATTGGATAACTATCAGTCACTTTTTTATCCCCATATATTACACCATTAAGATGCGCTTCATGGTCATTACATTTAATTAGGAATTTGCCAAATGACAAAGGTATTTCTCCAATGACCTCTTCGTTAAAAGAAAAGAAACATGGTTTATCAAAACCTATCTCATTAAGTTCCTTCGCTATTTCTACAGGAACTAAAAATTCTTCGTGTTTTGTCATAATAATGGTTTTGCTGTTTCTATTAAATCTCTAAAATTTTCTAAAAATTCATCTCTGAGTTTTTGTGTTTTGAACGACAATAAAGTCCTCGCATTAGTACAATGAGTTTTAGTAATATCATCTCCCCAATAATATAAAATATATTTTACATAACTATCTTCCCAATCAGGTTTCCACCCATCGTTATATCTATCCCTTAACTGACATAATTGAGCAAGTGCTAAACATGCTTCTGCTTCTTCTTTTGTTGGAAAAACATTTTTGTTATTTTTATCATTTGTAGTATTATTTCCAATTTTAGCTATATCACTTAAACTACTTACAAAAAAACCATCTATAAATTCTAATTCTTCCCAACTTTTAGGTAAATCATCAACTTTTTTAAAAACTATCTTTTCAAAAGTTGATTTTTCTTTGTCAATTTCGTAGCCCTCTGGCACCTGAATTTTAAATTCTTTCGCTTCCATCTTATTTATCTTTAATGTTACTATTTAGTAAGTTACTTATTTGGCATATAAAGCCTTTATGGTGAACATACACGCTTCCTCTAACTTTGTTTGTGCGATAGAAATCAGTCTTTGTTTTTCTGCACTTGCTGGTGATGTGTTTTTGTCACCCCTTTGTTTTTCTAACATATCAATAATACCTGCCAAATCAGACCTTACATCTTCTACTAAATTTGGCTCTGTTTTTAGATTGTCAATATTACATCTTGTCTCTCCTATTGTTTTCATATTCAGTAACTTGCATTTATTTTATTTAACATGTTTCTAACAATCCATCTAACATTTTTACTTCTTATATCTCAAATTCCTAATAAACTCTTCCAGCATATCAAATTGCTTAGCATTGAGCTGAGGCATAATTTTCACGATGTTTTCCATCTTCTTCTCCCATACCTGCCTTACTAAATCATCTTCTTCGTTTTTCACAGCACTTTCATACATGCTGTTATTCATGAATATAACCGCCTTTCTTAAGTCCTCAACAAAAGGATATCCATTTAGCATCTTCATTTCTTCCAGTGCATCTACCAACTCAATCTGTAGGGCTACCGTGCAGTAGAACTGCGACATGATGGATTTTAATTTTACATGCTCCTCAATGGTAAGGCTTTCAATTCTTCTTGTTCTTACTTTCTTTTCGTATTTGGCTTCTTTTTTCAAGAGTTTTTTATGGTATTCCGTAAGGTGTTGTCCTGCTGTATTCATGCTATTCTATTGTTTTTTAGTGTGTGTTCTTTACTTGGTTTATTTACTTTTATCTCCCTTTTGAATTGCTTGTAAGGGTCTTTCGCTTTGCAACTGCACAGGAACAGCACCAGCGCTATAAGTTTTATTGTTTTCATACCTTTCTAATTTTTCGGTTAATTCCTCTATTCGGTCTTCCAGCATCTTAATATCGCTGCTCCATGCTATAATCACAATGGCGATTGATAAGATTAGAATTAAAACTATTACTATCATTTCTTGTGTTTCTTTCTTTTTTTATAATTGCTTGTTATTTCATTGAAAATCTCCTCATTCCATTCGTAAGCTTTTGCAGAGCCCAAGATAACCTCCTTTACTCGGCTTCGGTATTCCTTATCCAGCCTTGTGAAATAAGAGCCTGTTTTCTCCAAGAATTTCTGTCGCAAATCCTTCACTTTAAGGTATCCCTCTGGAACATGGATTTCATTCCCTTTGGGTGTGTGGAAGCTGTAATCTTTCGGCTTGTATGTTGATTTATCTAAATTCTCCTTTTTGGCTTTGATTACTTCCTTTTCTCGCTCCCAAGAGGGCGAATATCCCATCGGAACAACTTTTACCTTTCGGTTTAATTCTTTGGCTTTTTCAAGTGTTTTTTTAGCCTTTGTTAATTCCTCTATATTAGGTTTCACTATATCCGTGTTCATCTTGATTTTGTTTGTTTTTATATCTTTTTCTTTGCTCTTTTCTCTGCTCCTCATAGACTTTTATAAGGGCGTTGATATCTTTGCTTTTAGCGACCCTTTCTATCTGTTTCATAGGGTCTTTTTTGAATTCTTCCAGTGTCATAATCTTTGTTTTTTAGAATGGAAAGTCATCATCATCTTCTTGGAAGATTTCAGGTGTGGCTTCCATTTTTGGCATCGTGTATTCCTTTGGTTCTTCTTTGGTTATCCAGTTGGAATTATCCCAAATTCTCTCTGCGCCATCGTTGAGGTCGGTCAGATACCTGCCGTTGTTGATGTTATACCAAAAATCCCATTGCCCTGTATCTCCCAGCGTTTTGTTTATCTTGGTCTTGCTTACCAGCACTGTTCCGTGTGAGAGGAATTTGCCATCATCATCTTGGTTTCTTCGGATGGACATACAATAGTCAGGCATGTTCCAAAAGTCGGCAGAGCCTGAAATATCGTAAGGCGTTGGCATCTTGAACTTCCCATCGTTTCCCTTTGGCAGTTTCGTAGGGTGTGCCACCAAGAACAAGAGGCTGTCGGTCTTCTTGGTAAAAGCAATCATCTTTCCAAGCGCCTTTTTGATATACAGCCGTTCGTTATCGCTGTGATTTGCTCCCTGCTCTATCCTGTTGAAAGGGTCTATCAGGAACGCCTTACATCCTTTGGCTTTGGCTAAATATTCAAACCTTGCTAAAATGTCATCTATGGTCATATCCTCGTGAGGTGCTACCCAGAAAACATTTTTGTTGAGGTATTCTTCGCCAATTTCCTTTTCCGTTTCGGAAATCACTCCCTTTTTGTATTCTTTGCCGATGAACTTTGAGAAAACTCTCGCAAAGTGCGATGGCAAAGGCATACTTTCAGGCGTGTAGTAACCAATTCCCCAATGATACAGCGCATTCAGTTTTGAGTAGATAAAATCCATAAACTCGGATTTTCCGCTCCCTGGTGTTCCAGTCACCACGCCAAACCTCCCTGTCTGCCATCTTATCCTCTCATCAAGCCCCTCTACACCAATTCTCAAACCTTGTGGCAGTCCGTTTTCAAAGTAAGCATCCAAGTCACTTTGGAAATCTTCCACAGCATACACATTGCTTAACTTCAAAAATTTGGCGCTTTTTATCGCTTTACAGACACTTTCTACTCCCTCTGCGACTAACAACTCATTTGCGTCTTTAAACTGCTTAAATGATACGCTTTTGCATTTTTCTATTCCAAGTCTGCGCGTAAGGTCATTTTTGAGTTCCAAACCTTTCATATCGTTGTCGGTCGCCAAAATGAAAGTTTCTACTTGGTTGAGGTCTTCAAGGCTGTTGTCAAAGTATTCCATTCGCCCAGTAGATGCTCCATTCGGTACACTGATAACATTTTCAAATCCTGCTTGGATTAGTGAAAGTGCATCCATTTCGCCCTCTACGATGATGATTTCCTTGTAGACTTTCAGTGCATCGTAATTGAACCAAATCAGCTCTGCGCCTGAATGTAGTTTGAAATTCTTCTGCCCATCGCGATACTTCACATTGACCAGCTCGCCGTTTCGGAAGTAGGGAAACACGATGCAGTTGGCTTTTTTCTCAATTTGTGGCATCCATTCCTCCTTTTCGCCAATCTTCATTCGCAGCAGTGTTTTTTGAGAAATCCCTCGCTTTTCAAACCACTTTACCAGCTTTTCGGAAAGTTTGGTGTAGTTTTCCCACTTTACCTCTGGCTTGGTGTAGATTTTCTTCTCAAAGGGAACATGCTTCACAAATCTCGCCTCGCAGTGGTTGCAGTAGCCGACTTCTTTTTCTGCGTTGTAGGAGAAACACTTGATTTTGTTTTTTCGCCTGTTTTTTGAACATTCAGGACAGACCGAATAGTTTTCTGCATTCCTGTTGATTTCAATCTCGTAGATGTGATTTGTCGCCAGCGACATTATCATTTCTGTCATAATCCTGCGGTTTTAAAACATCGTTATTCTCGTTCCATCTCGTGCTATATGCCCACCTGACTGCTTGGTTTCTTTCTGTTTACTCCCACTATTGCCATTGAAATCGTTTCTTGACCAAGTGCTTAACCTCCCTGCTGTACTCCAAGTTTTCTGCAACTGAAACTTCATCCTTCCCTTTTCGTTCGGCTCTGTCCAGTAGATAAAAAAGTCTTTAAGCATTTCCTTGCTGTATTTCTCGGAATGTAATTTCAATTCCTCTATAAAATCCTGCTTGGTAAATTCCTTGAAAGATTTTTCTTTTTTTATATATTTTTTTTCTTCTTCTACTTCTTCTTCTACTTCTTCTTCAGGCGGCGGACTGCTGACATACTGCTGACAGGTTGCTGACATAAACTTATCTAATTCATTTTTAGGTATTTGCGGAAATTTAGGGTTTACCTGTCTCAGTCTTTGCCCAAAGTTGATAATATGTAAGTAAGGTTTGTTATCGGCATTGTAGAGTGCAATTATTCCGGCTGAAGTTAGCTCTTGTAACCAACGGGTAATATCGGACTCTCTAATATTTTTTAGCGGAAAACAAAACGCTTTTATTAGTTTTGGGTTTGCGTGGTATGTTCCTAAGTCATCGGCTTTCATCATAAGGCGAACAAAAAGTGTTTCTGCCTGAAATGATAGATTGTTTATTCGCTCACTGTCTGTCCAATCTCTTATTATTCTGTTTGGCATATTCCAAATCCTTCGTTTATTAAACCATATCCAAATTCTTCTTGATAATATTCTTCAACGAAGAA